TAGTCATGCTTGTCTGCCATTTCTTCGTAGTCAGCAAATGCTTTATACTCTATCTCTGGCATACCTACTGTATCAAGTAACAAACTATAAGCATGTTGATGTATTGATTCCATGTTAGCAAAAGATGACATCATCATTCTTGCTTCTGGCTTTTTAAATATAGGCATATACTTATCTATATATCCTGATGCTACATCTACATCTGATTGAGTAAACAATCTAAATATTTGTGTAAGTAAATTCTTTTCTTTATCTGAAAGTTCTTGCCAGTCTTTTACATCTGTATGTAATGGTACAGATTCTGGCATCCAATGCATTTGATTTTGTAATACATAGTAATCAAACATCCATGGATATTCAAATGGTTTATAATAATCTCTAGTGCCTAGTAAGCTCATCAAAGTTCTCCTTTAGTGTTTTTAATTTATCTTCTGCATTTGCTAATTTATCAATTAATAAATCCATTGATTCAATAATATTAGGATGTTCAGCAACACCAACACTACTTTTAAAATAGTTTAATAAATTAGTTTCAGCTTCTGCTCTTTCTGCTTCATACTTCAAGCGTAAAGCATTATATATTTTTTGTTTCATCATGTTTATCCCTCACATGCTATACATTCCACATCATCTAACTTGATTCTTGGAACTTTTATATTTACATTCTCTACATTTCTAGCTGCGTTAGACCTAAAATAGTAGAGTGATTTAAGTTTATTCATACCATACCAATGAACATCATTAACATACTGCATGTATTCATCGTGTGTTTCTTGAGGCTCTGTTGCTTTCGGTAAAGTAAAAAATAAATTTACTGATTGTGCTTGACAAATAAAGTCTTGTCTCTTGTAAGCATGTTCAATAATCCATATTTGATTTATTTCATTTGCTGTTTTAAATATTTCTTTCTCATCATCAGTAAGAATATCTAAATGTTGAACTGAGCCATCACTACCAGAAATATCTTTCCAAATGTTTTCTAACTCTTTGACTTTTAAACCTTTTGATTTTAAAACTTTTTCAAGATATTTGTTTTTAACTTGATAGCTCCCTGATAAAGTTTTGTGGGTATAGCAATTAGCTCTATAAGGCTCGATACTAGGGGAAGTACCACTACATATAATACCACTACTAGCATTAGGAGCAACAGCCAATAGATTAGCATTTCGCTTACCCGAACCATGTATGTCAGGAGCTTCTCCCCTATCAATAGCAAGTTCTTTAGTGGCTGCATTAGCTTTAGATTTAATATAAGTAAATGCTTTATGATTAAAACCAGTTGCAAAAATACCTTCAAAAGGTATGTTTTTAGATTGGAGATAAGCATGAAAACCCATTGCACCCAAGCCAAGACTTCTTTCCCTATATGCCGAATAGGCAGATTTAGTATATCCTTCTTGACCTTGTCTAACATATTTTTGAAAGCGTTTAAAATTTGCACTATATTCCCCTAACTGTGTTGTATCTATTGCATTGTCAATGTAATGCTGTAATACATTGTCAAGCATAGTTATTAAATCTTTTATAAAGTTATCATCCTTTGACCACTTATCAAAGTTTTCTAAGTTTACTGAAGACAAACAACATACTGCTGTTCTTTCTTCATTTGTTGGTAAAGTTATTTCGGAACATAAGTTGCTTTGTCTAATCTTTAAACCTAAATCTTTTTGTCCTTTTGGTAAAGCATCATTACATGTATCTATATTAATCATGTAAGGTTCTCCAGTCTCTGCTCTAGCATTTATAATTTGCCACCATAAATCTCTAGCATTAATAACTTTTACAGCTTCATTAGTTTTAGGGTCAATCAATCTCCAATCTTCATCATTTTCTACAGCATTTAAAAATGAATTAGTTATGTTAATACCATTATGTAGATTTAAATTTTTTCTATTAATATCTCCACCAGATTCTTTACGCATGTTTATAAACTCTTCTATCTCTGGATGGCTTACATCCATGTATGCAGCATAAGAACCTCTTCTAGTTGTGCCTTGATTAAAGGCTAACATCTGAGAATCTACGACATGCATGAATGGAATTGAACCAGTTGAACGAGAGCCATGAGTAGTAGATATACCATTGCTCCTAACATCCCCCCAGAATCCACCGATACCTCCACCTGAACTTGCCAACCAAATGTTCTCATCATAGTGATTAGATAAACCAGACCTGCTGTCAGGTACATAATTAAGAAAGCAACTGATAGGTAACCCACGAGTTGTTCCCCCGTTACTAAGTATAGGAGTGCTAAACATGAACCACCTGTTGGAACTGTAGTCATAAAGTCTTTGAGCCAATTCATAATCTGTTTCTCCTTTAAATGTTGCTCCAAATACAGAAGCTCTTGCAAAAGCTTCTTGAGCATGTGTTTCTTTATCCCAAAAATATCTATCTTTTAATGTATCAATACTAAACTTATCAAAGTTTTTTTCTTTATCGTAGTTAATTACAATACCTAGATAAGGTTTCTTTCCTATTTTATCTTCAATCATCATGCCAAATCTCCATGTATAAAGCTATTATTGCATAATGTATTATTTTATATAACTCTGCCTGAGTAGAATTATTTTCTTTTTTACCACACCTCATAGCGTATTTCATAATATTACCAATACAAAAACTTTCTCCGTGACCAGCATCAATAATCATATCTGTTGCTTGATATTTTCCTTTACCATAATGTTGTTCATAAGTTGTATCAATATATGTTTTTATTATTTCTAAAATTTCTTTTTCTTTAAATTTATAATTAATTTTATTTTTCATTTACTATATCCTTTAAAGTTATATCTTCTATTCTCTTTCTATTATACACTCTTTTTACCCTTTTGACAATCCATTTTAAAGAAAAAGCTGATAACATTAACTTTCTATTTGCATAGACATGGGTTTGTTTCGGTAATAACTTATATGCATCTTCCATTTTCATCTTACGAGCTTCTTCAGGAGATACTAAAGTCTTTACCCATTCATATAAAATATATAAAGATTGAGTTCTAATTTGTTTTGATTTTTTTCCATTCATAATTTTTTACCAGTTGCCAATATTTTAATATACTATTAAACATTTCTTTATGTTTCTCATGG